TTGTTCTCTGGATACATTGGTTTTATCTTCGTTCCCTGCCTAACCAATGGTATATAGTACATTATCAGCATCCCTGAACTATACGGGTCCGCTTTCATCGTCACCATCACTTCTACATCCGACGCGAAATATATGTGGTTCCTAAATGGCATGTTCTGCAAGTTGTTTGGATCTTTCAAAGCCAATAAATCCCATGGTACGTCAATCTTAGCTATTGTCGAGTTACGAGCTGCATCCACTGGCCACTTTGCCGTCAACCTCTTGACAAACGTGTCCGTACCCGTAGTTAACTCCGCCCTTGCGTCATTCAATGCGTGACTCGCCAACAACTCCGCTGCTGTCTCCACTGGATTCACTGGATCGATCAATCTCTGCGCAACAATCTGTGACAATCCTGCGCCCATACTCGCTGAACTCTGCGCCGATGACTCCATCTGGGCATCCATCATCTCTGGCCCTTGCGCACACCATCCTGTATAGATATAACCTGTCTTTGATGTCCTATTCGCCACAACTCTCTGCAACTCTCTCCATGATCTCTGGAACACTGGTAAATTGGTGTTGTAATTTACCATTATCTGCCATTTATAACTTTCAAAGAATTCTTCATCCCACTGACTAGCCGATTCAATCATCTGGGTAACTACCTGATCCAATGATAACCCCTTGTCTCTCGTGTACTGCACCGTGTCATATAAGGTCGTCTTTTTCATCGCACCTGAATATGACCCGCCTACAATCCTAGGGTGGGCTCCCAAAAACAGAATCTCGTTAAAGTTCTTGTACTTCTCCGTTAATTCTTCTCCTTTTATAGCTGACGTATACTCTTGTCCCAGTTTCTTCATGTCCTCCTTAATCATGAGTGGATTCCATTCAATTCGCTTCCTATTGATCTTCACTACGTGGTCGTCTCCAAGCGTTACAATCCTAATACATTCATCAAAATATTCCGTTGGGAATCTCTCCATGAACAGTATTCGAAAGTACGCTTCATTTAGCAAGCAATTGAATATCGTCGTCCAAAAACATCCACTCATGTGATTAAAGAACGTCCAAAATCTTAAGAATTCCACCTGTGCCGCCGACTGTGTCTCGTGTTTAATCAGCGAATCAAACGCGATTGGGTTTCCTCCGCAAATTTCGTCAATCCTCTTGAGAATTGAGTACTCTAACCGTTGAACCCTACCGACGACTCTCTGATCAAATCCTTTATAGTCTCCATCAACTAGGTCATCCCCGCTCGGTTCCAGATATTGCCAAACTCTTTCCATGTCCCAACTATACTGATTTATGCCTATTGCGGGCGACGTGCAGCCAAACGAATTGTTGAACGCCGCTAACATATAGCCATATCTCATCCTGTACGCAACCAACGCCACCAGGTCATTGGCATAAATCATTCTCGTCCGGACCTCAGCTATCTTCGCGGGAGACATCAATTCATCCTTCAGGTACCCTACAAAAGTGTGGAAGCCGGTATCACCTGTATTCATCTTTCGGTGGAACTCCAGCACTCTCTCCTTAAAGTCCTTATCGTAACAAAACTCTCCTTCCGCGTCAAACCAAATAAAGTCAGTCTTTCCTCTCTTCTTCCTCTCAAACACTAATGGATAACCAGGGCTAGACTCAATCTTGATCGAGGATAGCACCCCTGGAATTCCCTTACACGCTTCTTCAAATGTCAAC